TAGGCTACATAACGATGGGCTGTTTCTTCCCATGTCTCACGCCTACTCTTATCATCTTGCCAACGAGCATAACGACTCGCCGCTATAAACTTACTGTAGTTATCCATCAATGTTTATCTCCTTTGTTTTAATATTTATTCTCTAAAATATTTGCGTACTTAGTTTTTAGAAAGTCTTCATTTCTTTCCATGTACTCTAGAAAAGTAATAAGACATTCTCCCTCATCCGATCTCTCGTTGCAATTAATAACATACATAGTCCAACAGTAATTCTTAAAACGTTCTGTGTTTGTTGGTTTATCTTTTAAATACTTTATACAAACAACATTTATAAATATAATTATAAACATGGGGGAAGCTAATAGCACAGCAATCCCCATGATAACGCCATTCAAATAAATTAATATATTAAACAATATCTTCATTTCAAAGCCTCTTCAGATTCTAATTTACGTAGCTCTTTTTCTAAAGCCTTCTTAGTATTCTTTTCTTTCTTTACTTTTTTAGATCTGATTTTTTTATTATATTTGCCGCGCCTTTCTGTTTTAGCATCTAGGTAATTATTGTCCATTGCTCCCTAAAACCTCTAGTAATTTATTTTCATACCACTCTGCTTTATACAGATCTTCTACGCCATTTTTATTAGGGTAACGCCATCTATATTTAAAAGAGTTGCCACGCAGATAACCTCTGAACTCTTCTGGAGTTAACATGGATTGCATAGCAACAATACATTCTACTTCTCCAGAATTGTAATGCTTAGGCTTATCAACAACATCGTAAGTTTCTAAATCTTCTACGAGCTTATCTACTAAATTACTTTTATAACTAGCCTTCCACGCTGAGTTCCATTGTTCAGGTGTCGCCTCGTTAAGTTTAGTCTTCTCCGTGATTTGTGTATGGTTCATTGTATTCTCCTATTTTATCATTACGCCTAGTGAAGGCTTCGGTTTTTTTAGCTTTAACATCTATCCAAGAATCAGGTAGTGTGTATTCACTAAACCATCTAAACCCATTTGCTTCTGCCCACTCTGCGTGAGATCTTTTAGTACCATCTTTACGGCGCTTAGCTGCTGGCATAGGTGCTGAAGGTTTTGCAAATAAGAATACCAGTTCAATATCTTCAGGTAAAACTTTTTTTATCCAGATGTATTTACTGTATTCTGCGAAGTCCCAGAACCTACCCTTAGATTCTAACAGGATTTTTTTAGAGTCTATAATCCTAACAAAGTCAGGCTCATAAGTATGCTTAATAATATACGGTATCTTAGCGTCGTGGTGTGTCCAGTCTTTTAATATAGATTCATGAAGCAGCGCCTCCCAGATTGAATCATATCCTTCATACTTTTCATTAGGACGTTTGACTCTAGGCTTTCTATAACCCTTCAAGAATATATTCCTTGGTCATGTCTTCTAAGACTGCACCTTTTTTCATTTCTTTTTTGATTCTTTTCCGTATACCTCTTGGGGAAGTAGGAGATAGTCGCGCTCCTTTATTATAATAATATTGCTGTGAAGGGATAAAAGAAGCGATGTTATTTATATTAATCTTATCACTTTCTTTCTGAGAGATTTGTTCTTTCAACCATCCCATAAAAATTTCAAGAGCTTTATGGTTTATCTTCTTTATAATTTTAGTATTCATAGTTCAGCTACCTTTGGTAATGCTTTTACTGTGGTTAAATATACAGGTCCTTTAGAGTATTTAAAAGTACGTAGCCCTGCACCATTGTTTGAATCTTTGTGACATTCAAATTTAAAGTTACAGTATGTGCATATACGTGCAAGTTTCATATTGCCTTTAGTCCCTTCTGGTACAGGTTCAACACAGAAAGGAGGTGGAGTATCCTTGTCAAGGTCTTTTTTCAAGTTGTCTATAAGTATAGGAGCGTTCGGTTTCTCCATATCTTCGGGCCTATAGAGACATAACTCTCCTGACTCCTTAGAAATTACAAGGAACCCACCATTCTCTGTGCCTTCAGCAGCCTCATAAGAAGCTAACTGGGCCAAGTATCCAAAAGGATCGTCTTTAGCTAGGTCGCCTGCTTGAAACTTCCTGAAGCCAAAACCAGATGCTGATTTAACATCTACTATTTCTCCGTTAATCTTACAGTCTATGTGACCTTTGATGCCGTTGACGCTTACTTCTTTTTGTTCGTCGGTAACTGCATGACCTGCCAGCCTGACCAACATCAGCACGACAGCCTCAAGAACATGACCATAAAGGAATCGGATATGATTAGAAGGCTCAAAGTTAGAAGCTTGGTTTACTGATTGTTTCTCATACCATAGTTGTCGTGCTGGCTTGCCGATGTTTGACATCCTTACACTGAAACCTACATTATGTTTTGAAGGTCTTGCCCACCCAATAAGGGCTTGTTTAAAATCCTCTGTAGTTCTATCAATGTCTTCGTCTGATAGTTCCAAAGGTTTATAAAGATCAAGAGGTTTTAGTTTTTTATAAATATCATCTACCAATGTATCTAATGTTTTAGAAGTTGAAAGATTGTTGGACAATTTGATTCTCCTCGTACTCTGTTTCAATGACGGGTAGAGAATTTAAAATATCTTTTAAAGAGTTTAAAGATATTTTAAACCACTCCCCTGTGTATTCTTCGGATTGCTTTAGAGCTTTAGTGTGCGCTACTTTTTCAGACTTGTTTCTGTCTTCTACATAGATCTTATATTCTACTTTAAAATCTCTTAAAGGACTACTGGTATTATAAGACTTACACCTATCATCAGCGTCAACAGCCTTACCAACTTTAAACCAACCGTCCCAAGCAGGGTTACTAATAACATAAACGTAACCTTCTTTACGAGTAGCGTATGTACCTAAGCTTGAGAAGGCTGCGTCCTCGAAAGAACTATACTTACCTGGTTTGTGTAGCGGGTGCTTCTTAGATACTTCTGCACCATCTAAATACATTCTTTTAGAATCTCTAAGCTTAACAGCTTCTGGATTATCTTTATAGTAAAAAGGTCTTCCTGTTTGTGGATTAATGTGTTTCATACCAGTTATCTCCTACGTTATATTCTCCGTCCAAAGGACAGTTCATATTAAAATGAAGACCTGCTTCTATAATAGACTCCACTCCTAGTTTACCAACCAAGTCAGCTTGCTCAGCAATGACCTCGATCTGCCACTCATCATGTACATTAGCAACAAACTTAGCATCTAAGTCTTTCATCTTATCAGCTAGGATAATCTTAGCCATCTTCATGACGATTGCACCAGCACTCTGTAGCTTTGTGTTAAGTGCAGCGTGTTCGCTTCTTACAAATACTTTACGACCATCTAAACCTTTAACGAATCCCTTTGCCGCTTCTCTTTTAACTCTGTCTCTAAGATATTTAAGTGGTGGTAGATTATTGAGGAATGATTTCTTAAGTCTTGCTCCATCTTTTTTAGTTCCACCAACCACTGTTCCAATTTTAGCATCTCCTGCTCCGTATAAGAACGCATAAATGAATGTCTTCGCCTGATTTCTTGATTCAAGTCCAGCAAGTTTTTGATTAGTGGTGTGAATGTCTCCGTTAATGACTTCATTTGTGTACTCCTTATCGTTCATATAGTGTGCCAGCATTCTAAGTTCTAAACCTGAAGCATCAATGCCTACTAACTTATACCCTTCTGGAACAGTCCAACAAGCTCTGCACTCAGCACCATACTCTGAAGAAGAGCTAGGTATCTGTGCCATGTTAGGACTGCGATGAGTCATACGACCTGTGATAGTCCCATTGTGATTAACGAAACCATGTACTCTGCCCGTGTCTTCGTTGAGTTCTTTGAACCAAGATAGTAACTGAGATATTCTTTTCTGTAGCATAAAGTATTTAGCAACTAACAAAGCTTCTGGGATGTCTTTGATTTTCTTAAGAGTGCCTTCGTCTATTATCGGTTGGCCTGTTGGTGTAAAGTTTGAAGGCTTCCATCCTAAATTAATAAGTCTCTCACCAATCTGCTTACGGGAATTGAGATTGAAGTCATCCTCTACTGTCAAGAGTATTGAAGACTCTGCCCCATTAGTATTGAAATAATCAAACTGTTGTTCGCTAAGGTGTGAAGATTTGTGAGATCCTGTAATCGAACCAAGCTTAGAAAGCTTCCCCGATTTAGTATACTTAGGCTTAAGCTCGTACTCTTCAGAAGGTGTACCCATTGTTTTAATAATCTCTTCTTGAACTTCAAGGGATAGATTACTCAACTCTTCTAGAAGTTTACCGCATTTCTCCTGATCTAAAAGAAAGCCTTGCTTCCTCTGTTGGTTTAAAAGAATAGAAACCTTATGCTCTAGGTCTACACTTTCCTTAGTGAACCCTGCGCTTTCCTTTTTTAAAGCTTTATAAACTTTATAGTTAAGGTAAACATCCTGCTCACAATACTTCAGCATCTCTTCAGAGTAATTATCATAGTCACTGAACTCTATCTTGGCACTACCTAAGTGATAGCCCCAGCGTTCTAATCCGTGGTTGCCTTCTCTTACCGGATTAAATAATCTAG